ACGTGAGGGTCCTCACTCTTCTTCAGGTCTTCCGACATGGTTTCGAAAGAAATGGGAACTTAACCCCTGTACTAGAGCTTGGGCGACAGGACTGCTGTCGCAGGCCCTGACAATGATGTTGTGCCCAGTAATCTCTATCGAACACGACTCAGTGGGTCGGAGTGCAGCGAGGGCAAGCGCAAGTGCGATGAGTCCTAGTGCCACGTAGCAGGAGAGCTCCAGTAAGGAGGATGACCGTGAGGAAGGGCCAGAAGCTGCGGTAGGCTGATGGCCCGCCAGGGCTATTGTAGGTGATGCGTTTGGTTCCGTCGACGTAACAGCCGCCGTGTGGAAGGTGATGGAGGTTGTCGCCCACGTGAGGTAGGTTGGACCTGGTGATGAAGTTGATGGCGACGGCGATAGACACCCCGATAGCGACAGCGACGAGAGGTTTTGTGAAATCCGGGGGTGCCTGCAGCCTCATCCCTCGAGGATGAGGAGTTGTTGTGAGTGTCGGCTGCAGGCGATGTAGCGGTTGACGGGATCAGCTTCTTCAATTGGGACTGTGGAAACGGCGGTCACGGCCTCAAAGGTTAGCCCCAGAGCTTGGCAGGGCGTCAGGAACTGGGCGGAGTGTGAGTCTAGGAGCTCCGCAGCGTCGTCGTCGACTGCGATGATGGTCCCTATAAGATCAGAGTCAAAGAGACCCGACCTTGAGACCGTGTCCTCCTTGTTGGCGGTGCAGTTAATGCCCCATGACTTGAGAAGCTCGCATGTGGACTTGCCGAATCTGTGAGTGCGCCTGCCTATGAAGTGTGCGGGGCGTATGGGGCCGCGGTGTTGGAGTGGGTCTGCTAGCAGGACTTTGGCACCCTCTAGGTCCGGGACAGCGGGGTACTCGTCAACGATGTCCGCGCGGCCGTGAGGTGTGAGTATGCCCACCCCTTCCAGATTTGGCGAGTCTGGCTGCCCTCCAGTAATGGCTTTCAGATGGGGGGCGCGGCGGATCCAAGAGCGTACGAGGGTGGTTTTGCCCGCCCCGGCTACTGTGTGGACAATGATGGGCTCTTGGAGGGGTAATGGAGTTCTTTCGTAAAGCTTGTGTAGGTCACCTAGGTAGAATTCCATCGAAGCCTAAGGTAACCTAACCCCTCTTCTAGAGGTTTTGTATGATCTCATTACAGCCCATGAGATGTAAGTCTCGGACTGTAGCCTGGTGAAAACTCGCCTGCTCTTCTGTGAGGACCTCGTGCAATTCGTCTCCAAGCTTGTAGGCGTGACGCAGGTCGTGGGCGTAGGCCACGCGAACGGCGGGCACCCGGTCTATACCTTTTGCCAAGCAAAGGCCAGCGTATAGTTTCTTGGGGTCCTTAATGATCCCTTTTGGTGTAAGGGTCCATCCGCAGAAGGTGGCGAAGTCTCCAGGCTTCTGAGCATGACACACTTCTTTTGACGTGAGTGTAAGGCGGTTCTCTACCAGCCGGAAGGAGTCTTTAAGAATAGGCCTATCATCTTGGGCCATGTCGTCTCCTGCGTACAGTTGGGAGGTGTTTGGAGAAACGTGGTATTTAGTGTGGTGGTATGCAATGGCACACTCCGTGTTTGCATCGAACGTAGGACCCTCCCCGCTAAGTCGCATGATGGCCACAGTCCCCAGGAATATGTGGGCGTTGGTCTTGAGTTGGATGTAGCCTTCAATGATATCCTCCGGAATGTTGTGAAACTTAGCTTTGGTGACCTCAAACTGCAGCATGGCCCCGTCCTGAGACTGGTCAAAGGCCGTGAAATCATTTGAATGGCCCGGTCTACTAAAATTCCAGCGTTCCTTTACCCATTCGTTGAGGTCCTCAGGTGTGTTCTCGCAGGTGATGAAGATGTTCTCCGGCTGGAAGGAGGCCCGGATCCTGCGCATGTAGCGGGCCATGGTCCCATATATCATCACCGTCTGCTGCATGAAAGAGGCGATGGTTTGGCCCGGCTTGACTTTAAGAGCTCCGATCTTCTCAGTCTTGGTGACCCACTGTGACTTCAAGAATAGGGCAATTTTGTCTTTCGGGAAGTCCGGGGATTGTCTGGGCATGCCGTTAATAAGGGCGGCAATGGGTTTGGAGAGGTACCTCTGCTGTACCTCGTCACGGCAGGACTCCCACAGTTCAGGTGAGAAAGGAATTGGGTCAGCAGGGAGCCCCATGGCCCGCTGGTAGTTGAGGAACAGGATGTCTCCGATGTCCTGCTTCATTATAAACTCTTTCTCGTTGTCCTCGGGTGTCG